TAGCATTTGCCGCATCGTTGAAATCCAGCGAATCTGCAACGGAGAGATTGCTGATTGGGCCAAATGAATCGGCCATATCCATGCTGTCCTGCGCCGTGGATGTCACCGCGCCAAACGCATCAGTTACATCCATGCTGTCATCAGGCCGCGCTACGATGCTGCCCATCTGGTCAGACGCATCAACGCTATCTGGCGCGCGCGCGGTAAGCGCCACATCAGATGCATCAGACACATCAAGTGAGTCATTCACGGCAAGCGAGTCTACCGAGAAAACATCAGCCACGGCCAGCGAATCCGGCGCGCGAACCGGCCCCAGAGTACCCGCCATCGCATCGGCCAGATCAAGACTGTCCGCAATGGACAGCCCGGTAATCGCGCCCATTTCGTCGGTCGTCAGCAGAGAATCCTGAAGACGCGCATCACGCGCGACGAACATGTCGCCAATATCCAGCGAATCAGGAGAGCGAACCGGACCCAGTGTGCCGGCCAGTTGGTCGGAAAAATCCAGACTATCGAGAAACGATACATCGCGGTCGCCGGACGGGATTTCGACAAATTTAATTGACCGGACAGGGAAGAACTTAGGCACGCCGCTGCCCCCATACCGTCACGCGCAAGCTCGTCGGCGCATAGATTCTCACTGTCGTGGCAGGCTCAGGGATCGGCAGCATGCCACCCGCCTCAACCGGAATTCCGCGAACGGCTGATGGTATCCCTCCGTAATGGTCGATCTTGCAGGTGCCCGTCGTTCCCTGCACCGCCACCCAGAACGACACCACAGGTGCGGAAAACGTGAACGTCAGCACGGCTGATGCACCCACCTGATCATTGAGCAACTCGCCCAGCGCATAATCGTCCCGGACAAATGTAGGCGTTGCCGCTGCGCTCCCATGCCCATCCTCGGCGCGCGGCTCGACAAATGCCGTCCCGGCCTTGTCCAGCATGCGGAATACAACGTCAAGGAGCGCCATCGGTGACCCTCATAGCATAGACCGGCTGTCCATCAACCGTGATTGCATCAAAAATGATGGCCGGCCATGTAGGAAGCGGAGCTGGCAGGCCGATATACACTTCCTGGCGCTCGACCACGCCGCCGCTTGGCGTGCCTGGAGATCCGCCCGTTTCGCTAAGACGCCAGTCGATGTAAGGAACATCAACACCTACCTCGCGGATACGCGCTTTCGGCGTGTTGGTGTATGCATTGGATGTTTGCAGCACGAAGCTGGCAACATCCTTGTGTTCCGCCAGCGGTATGCCTGTGATCGTGGTGATTTCAGTGGACGCAGCATCAATGGCCGCTGAGATGTTCGAATACTGGTTCTGTCCCATCACTAGCATCCAGCCTTTGGTGAGGCCTGGAATGGCGAATAAATGCATCAGCAGGAACTGGTTATTCAACACCTCGGTGAGCTGCCATGTTGCCCCGGTGAACTGGTTATAGGCTGCGCGGCCGGTTCCGGTGTTCCTGACCATGAATGAACTGGATTCGTCATAGGTCCATACGCCGGTAGCACCAGTGCGATACAGGACAGGGATATTGTTCGTGAGCACCCTGGACGCGATGATATTCTGCACCGCATCATCCCATATCGCTCCAGCCGTGCAGGCTACCTGGCAATGGCTGTTTAATGAACCATCCCCTGTTGCGTTGACCATTGGCGTCAGCCCGCCCAGGAAAATGTCATAGGCGGTATTGATGGTGTTGTGCAGGTACAGGTGTACCTCAGTCGGCACAGCCGCGGTGTGCATCTCGTTCATGCAGTCCGGCACGGCTTTGCCTGTCGTTGCATTCCAATAAAGCGTTACCGCAAATGACCAGCGAAGGATGAAATCGGTGTTGAACGATGTACCAACCGTCAGCGTGCCGACTTCGTTGAAGTAAATGTAGTAGTTTCCCGTCACATTCGGGATTGTGGCGGTTTGCGGCGTGGTCTTGGTGAACAGAATATTGTCGGCGTAGAAGCTGAACGCGCCGCCGATTGGAGTCAGCGTTATCGTGCGCGTGGTGTCATCCCAGACTTTCTGGACGTTTTCAGGATCAACGAACCCGGCATAAATGAATGGCGCCGGTATGTCGTCAACGTCGGCCTGCACGACGGGTGCTTTTTCGAGCAGCAACAAGGTATTTTGGATTTCCGTCAGGCTTGACGGAAGAATCGAGCTGACCGATTTCAGCAACTGCTCAAACGCCTTGATCGCCTGCGGATTATTCCGGCAAATCTCGGCTATCTGGTTGCGCGTTAGGTTGAGCGGATTAGTAATTCAGGGCCTCCAGTCTGGCCTCTAATCGCGCAATCGAGATATGAGCATCACTGGTGCCACGGAATTTCTGGATACGCCAGTGCCGCACAGCTCCCTGCTGGAACCAGACCAGCCGCTTGTTGCGTTCGCCTTGTTTCCCGGCGTGGATTGATTTCTCCTGGCTCCAGGTCATACCGTCAGTTGAATATTGAGTCCAGATTACCGGATCAGTACCCAATGCAGAGCGCCCGGTGAGCGAAACCAACTCCAGTTCGTGAAAGATCGCGCCACGGCCTTCGTTGTAGACGATTTGCGTCGAGAAATCCCAGCCTACTAGTCCACCATAATGGCTGGACACTTCCTCGGTCGTGAAGCCGTGGGAATTGCTGGTTGGATCTCCGCACAGCCATTTGTCATAACACCGCACGAAGTTTCGCGCCCGGTATTGGCCTAATCCGACTACGCTCGAGGTGAGCGTATACCAGATCGGATGCTGGGCCAGCCTGCTTGCTACCTCGTTGTAGACCAGCGTCTGGTCAGGTAGGTGGATATACAGCAGATGCTGTGCATTGGTAATCCGCTGTTCAATCTCGATGGCGGACAATTGCGCTTCAGTGTATTCGCCAAGAATGAGTTCAACTTCACGATCGGCCAGCTTTTCTGTTAGTCCGTTGGCGCCCAGCCAGATAGAGACTTTTTCATTGCGTCCTGATCCTACGAAGGCTATTTTGTCCACAAATATACAGCATGCATGCACTCCAACTGTGCCGCGCTGGAGTTGAGCGCCTTCGATGCGCTGGAAGGGAAAAAGGCTTCCCCCGATGTTCTGGAATACCTCGATCGTGTTCCGGTTGAGCGCATAAATCTCATTGCGGAGCTTCAACAGCGCCAGTATCGGGTCTGGATCGGCTTCTGATGAGCCATATTTCAACGGGTTGACCTGCGTCGGATCAGCCAATTCAGTTACCACAAGGAATTGGCCGTCTGTGATCATGAAATACCCATCCACCCAGATGACATCAAGCACGGTGCCAAGATCGGGATCGGTAACTTGCGTAAACGTTGCGCCATCCCAGTAATACAGATTGCCGGCAGAGGCGATGGCAAGGCGGTCGAACGAATAAACCAGTGTGGCCGGTGAATTATCCCCGACATCGCCCAGCGTGGTGGTGGTGCCATCAGCCGCGATGCTGACCAGCTTGGAACCCATCACACGGTAACAGATACCATTCCAGTTGATGCCTCCACGGTCAACGCCGGGACCGGTTCCCAGTTGAATGATCCCATCCGCAGGTCTCAGAAATCCGGCGCTGATGCCATGATCCAGAATGACAGGTTCTAGGTTGCGCGGGAAACCCAGCCTGAAATCAGACTCCTCGTTTGAATAGGCGCCGTGGATGATTGGTATCTGCATGGCAGGTCATCCAACGCGATACCAGGTCGTTGTAGTCAGATCGAATTTGAGGGTGAAGAAATCGTCCGCGCCCATCGAGGTAGGTTCTCCGGTCACCGCTGTGGCGCAGTTGCCGTCAATGGTAAGCGCCGTGATCTGCTGGGTGCAATTGACCAGGATGACCATTTTGTCAAAGCAGTTCGCCACGGCAGGCAGGACAATCGTGCCGGCCGCGAAACCTGCGGTTGGCGTCAAAATGAGATGGACATTCGTTGCCAACTCATTGATGGACACCGAAAACGCGCTGGCGGCCGGTGACGCATACTGCGTTGTATATGACAACGATTGTGTGATGATTGATGACGCCGCGGCGCGCTGCATGATCAGAACCCCTCTCCTGCAATGATGTGTAGCGCACCGCCGCCAATGTGCGCCAGGTGCGTATGGTCCTGATCCTTGGTCAGCGATACCTGGGTGCCCGGCAGCACGGGATAATCAGCAGCCGATGCGGTGACGGTGGAATCTCCCGTCCTGACGTAGCATGTCACGCTGCCGGTATTGGTCACCACAAACGATTTGCGCCCGGCCCCGAATGCTACTGATGCAGATGCCGCGCCCGGTGTTACAGACTGGCCGGAACCCCAGGACGGGTTGAAAGTCTGCATTACTGACATGCCATTTCTCCTTGGTTAACCGACTCGATACCAGGTCAGCGTCGGCAAATCGAATTTGAGCCGAAAAAAATCATCGGCGCCAAGCGGTGTCGGCTCACCGGTAACGGCAGTCGCACCGTTGGCGTTGATCGTGAGTGTGGTCACTTGTTGCGTGCAATTGACTTGAACTTCCTGTTTGTCGATACAACCCGGCACGGGCGGCAATATGATGGTACCAGCAGCGAATCCGGCCGTTGGCGTAAGGATCAGGTGGATGTTGGCAGTGCCCGGCGTGATCGCTACGGAAAATCCGGTTGCGGATGGTGCCGCATACTGCGTTGTAAAAGGCTGTTGTCCGGCATCGGGAAACGTGAGATTGGCCTGCATGAAAGCCAGCAGTACGCTCATGGCCGCCTTGCGCGCATCGCCGTTGCTCTGGACAAAGACAGGAACCAAGTCTCCCGCCGTGACGGTATCGGTTGCGGTAAGCTGGTTGATCGTCGTCATCTGTTCGCTCTCAGTTGAATTCTATTTGTCCGAAGCCGTTGTCGGTCATAGGATCATCCGGCACCGGCATGAATGGATCATCGTTACGCCATGGCTTGTTCCCCGCGCCCATTGGCATGGTGTTCGGTAATTGCATTTCCATCGGCTGAGACGAACGCATCAGCAGCGTGTTGAATGTGTCCTTCGCTGTTTGCTTTGTCTCAGGCATCACGGTTTTGCCATAACTTGGCGCCAATTTCATGCCGAGGTTGGTGATGATTGCCTCGTTAGCGGCATCCGGTACATCAGTTTGTTGGTCAAGCGTGCTGTCCTGAGGATTGATCGGCAACGGATAGCCCAGCCGAATGCCTTTGGCATACCAGCCGGCCAGCATTGCATCCAGGCGTCGCAACGAGCTTTCCATCTGCTCAGGTGACAGATCAAACACATAGGACGCCATCCCGATCTCTTCGAGTGCAGCAGTCACGAATTGGCGTTTGGTGTAGCCCATGTCAAGTCACCGTTGGCATCAGCATGGCGTTGATGAGCATCAATAACCGCTTGTCACCGGTGCGGCCATCGAACTTGATGCCGAGTTCGGTTGCCTTCTGCTCAAGTTCTGCGCGCGTTGGCGGACGGTGTTCTTCTTCCTGGGTGAGTTCAGGGTCGGCAGCCTCAACTGTAACTGTCTTGATTTCCGGATTGATCGCCTCGGCCAGCGTGCGGCTCCATCCTGATGCCAGTTTCGCGTTAAGTTCTTCTTCAGACTTGACGCCACGGAAGTCAAAAGACTTTCCGAAAGGACCGCGATGCGGCCCGGGACTGCGGTAAACCAATGCGGAAAACTCGCTCATTTTTTCTTCCCGGTCTTTTTGGTCACGCCCTTGATCCGGCCCTTGTTTTCGCTGGCATAAAAGACGGCCTCGCCCTTCTTTTTGCCGTACTCTTCAACCATGGCCGATTTGATCTTTTTTCCCTTTTTTGTAAGTGGCATGATGTTCCCCTAGCACTTGCACGGCATCGGCATCGGTTTTGGCTTGCCCTTGCGTTGTTTCTGCTTTGCCATGCTGATCTCCTTTTCAGGTTTTTTTCTTGCGGCCGGCTGCGGACAGTTTGGCCATGCGTTCGGTGCCGTACTTTTTGCGCCCGATTGCTGCGGCCAAGGAAGCCGGATCACGGATTTTTCCACCTCCCGGGAGTGCTGCGGCCATTTTCTTGCCGCGTGCCGTTTTAGCGGTTTTCTGCGTCTCGATGGACTTTTCCAGCGCGGCGAAACGTGATCCGGTTCCCAATTTTGCCTTGGCCATGTTGACCTCCTATTTCACTTCAAAAAATGGTTCAAGCAATATCAAATCATTTTCAGATATGAGATTTCCTTTTTCTGAATCCAGAATAGAAACCAGTTCTTCCATACCAAATTCGGAAACTTCCAAATCCGATTCAGTCGATAAAAAATCACCAAACTTCGAAACGAATTCATTGAATTCCGGCATTCCTGGATTTAAAGATGCTTGCCGGGCTTCAGGATCGTTTTTTTCTAGTCCGAGAACTTCCAGAATCAATTCGTTGCGTCTCCTGTCAATCAATTCGACTTCATCTGCAAATTTTTTTGCATATTTCATCAACCGATATGAAACTGCAGGAGACTTTTTTAATGCCGCAAGCGTAAAAAATGCTTCACGCGAATTCCAGATCGTTTCAAGTTTCA